GTTCACTCACTACTCCAGTTATGCAGCTCGCAAACGGCTTTCCAGCCACGCTGCTCCCTTCGGGTTGTCGTCCTTTAATACATCAAATGCGTATCTGAGACCTCGTCTGGCTGGGTGTCTTACCCCTACACCGGTGAAATCTTCGTACTCTTCGTTGCCGTAATGAACAGGCTTGGCACTGCACAAGGCGCCAACAAACATTCGCTTCACGGTCTTAACGCCGCCACGAACAAACACTTCTTTTTCGCCATTAATTGACAAAATGAAAGCCGGGTCCGCGTCCTTATCGGAGGTATCGTGAATACGAATCTGAACCAGTTCCTGATCAAAAGCCAAATTCTCAGCTTTTGCCTTGAAGAAAGGAGACTCGATATCCGGAATGTTGTCTGTAATCAGCTCAACATCACCCCCGTCATCTTGTTTTGCCGTTACCAGTTGGGTGCCAAGATCCGTATTGTTTGCGTCAGACTGAACCTGAGTTGAACTCCCTGACGGGTGGTTCTGCGCAGTCATACCCTCGAGCATCTCCAATATCTTGGCGTTCGATTCCTTGATACCATCGATCTGCTCTTTGGTCTCTTCAGCGTTAGCCTCGATTTTTTTGTTCAGTTCGTGCGTTGTCGGACTTTTCGATTTAGTCATAATCCCCTCAGAATTAGTAAGGCCCCGAAGGGCCCAGTTTAGGACAGAGCTACTGTCCCAGTATTTAAGATAACGATCCCATCACCTGCAGAATCGAAAACCACCACAAGTTGCTCGTCAGGGGCGTCGAGAGTGGCAATAGTGTTCGTGCCATCAAACGTACCGCTGGTAAGCGTAACTGTGTGCGCTGCCGTACCGCCAGAACTCGTATGCTTGATAGTAATAGGAGTTCCTGCGAGTGCTGCAGCATCAGCCACCGTGGCTGCAATAATGACGGAAGCATGGCTCAATTCAACCATCGATACCCCCGTATTTACAGCGCCAGAGGCCGTCAGCTCCTGAACCCTTGTAGAAACATCCAACGACGCTAGTTCAGCGAGGTCGACGTTACTCTCGGATCCGTCTGCATTCTCAATGACCAGCGCAGATTCTGAGCCTAACCGCAGCTCCTGCGTGACCTTTACCTTCTGTTCTCTTCCGTGCAATCTTTTAGACATCACTGTCTCCCTTCATAAGCGTTCCCCGCACATTAAGCACGGGGTTCGGGGGTTAGTTTAGGACTCTTGAGGACGGAGTGGCAGAGTTGAAATGCTCTCCATTGTCTCCATAGTGCCCCACGTTGTTGATCCAAAGTCAAAATCTGACCCGGAATCGTTCTTGATCACGATATAGCCAAATGGCATGTACGTGTCGAGATCAACCCATGGGAACGACGGGGCAACAACAAAGTCGCCAGCTGCGTCCAGAGACTGCAGGCCGCCCTGATGGATCGCCAGCGTACCAGCTGCAACCACGCTCAAGACAAAAACACAGCCCTGATCGTCACCAACTGTGGTGAAGGTCTCGCCTGCGTAATCCGTAGTCCCCGGAGCCGTGTTTGTCTGGGCTGCGTAATCGGTGACGAATTTCCCGCCAATAGATCCTGCTACGATGGTGTCTGTAGTGATCGTGGAAGTCGTACCAGCAACAAGGCCGGCATTTGCCATGCAGAGGGTTACTCCGCGAATATCGTTAGCTTGCATTTTGTTTCTCCATTCCTGTTCGGAATAATTTAAGGTCCCCTGTTTGGGGTCCTCTCACCCAAAAGCCCCACATATAGCGGGGCTTAGGGAATCACTATGGAGGGTGATTACAGGTCGGTGACACCAATTTCCACAACTGCCATCCATCCGTCATTCTGGATGAAAGAAGCACTCCAGAAAATCGCGCCCAGATAGCCCCTTTGGCCATGTGGGTCGTTCTTATCTTTCTGGGTGTGTGGAATGTGAGACACGTTAAACGAATTCATCCCGCGAAGCGCGACGTCTCCCCATGCATCTTCTGCTACAACGATCATTGGATAAACGTCGATGTTTGAAGCTCCGGTAGATACCAGCCCAGTTGCGCCAACTGCAGCGCCTGAGTCGATAATCGGAGTCAGTTCAGGAGAGATGATGAAGCGATACCGATCGCAAGCACCAAGTTCACATTCGTGCATCACCTTACGGGATCCGTAAGAAGCACACTCAATGAAGCCGGGTAGCTCTCGAATGTCGTTTTCAGCGTCTGTGTGACAGAACACAAGGAAACCAGCTTCAATAGCCGCCGTGTTGTAATTCGGCGAAGGAGCCAGAATGCTGGTGATCATATCTGCGCGGTTGCCCAGCAGGCTTCGAGAAACCCGTCGTAGCATGCCCAGAGAGATCGTTGCGTCCACAGTGACACGTGAAGTACCGCCTGCATAAAACAGGTTGGTACAGCCTTTCAGGGCGCCGTAACGGACCTTTTCTCGTACAAGACCCATTCGTTGGCCGCACTGCTTCTTCATGGCCATGGGAACGTCGTCTTCGTAGAGATCAGCGTTCTTGTCTGTATACATGTACAGAGCTGAATACTGATTCAAGGTAACCGTAATGTCCTGCGCGACCATGGTGTCGGCCGGAGGAGTTACGCCTTCCGAAGTGAGGTGTGCATTTTCATCCACATCCCATTGGTTAATGCTTGCAGCGGTGGCAGTGGTGCCGCCTCTTGGAAGCCAGCGTCTAAACACAACCGTGTCAGACTGGTTCTTCCCCATTTTGTGCTGTTCCCCGGTGATACCGAGAACTTCTTTTGGCTGAGAGTGCTTTAGAATAGCGCCCTTCAGTTTGCCAATTCTTGCCAGTTGTGGCGAATCGTAACCTTGAGTAGCCATAAGGCTTAACTCCTATAAATCTATCGTCAATTAGAAACACACCACCGCGCATACACGCTAGACATGGTGCTACCTTCCCCTCTTCTAACTAACGAAGGACCTTAGTCGTTCGTCTTCCACAGCTGGGGCGTGTTTAAACGCGCCAATTGGTACTATTCGTAGTACCCTTCCTCAAAAGCCTCGTCTGCTGATTTGCCTCCAGTCCGTCTTGCCGAGCTGCCGCCACTATCTGTGGGGGCTTCCGCTCCTGCCAGCCGTCTTTTCGACTTATCCTTCAACGCAGCCTTCCTTTCGTTTCTTTCTCTGGTCTCCGTCCGGGCAGCTTCGAAACCGTCTAACAGCGCCAACGCATCTTTCGTCTTGGGGCTGTATTGCAGTTCCTGTACCGCCTCGGGCTGGGCTGCCAGCCACTTTGTGAAAACCGGCTCCTTCACCGTGTCTTCCCATCCTTCGTGCTTAAAGTCTAAGTATGCTAGTTGTCTGGCGGTGGCGGCAGTGTTATTTGCGGCCTCCAGCTTCCCTTCGAACTCAGTCCTTAAAGCATCTACATCAGGTATCTTACCTAATATTTGCCTTGCACGTAAATCAATTAACTCTTGAGCGCCTTCTGCGAATTCTGGGAACTCAGTAGAAAGCGCGTTGAATTTTTCGCCACCCTCGCCTTCGTCCAAAGCTTCAAGGATCTCCGTGACCTTTGGAGTCTCTCCAGCCCCAGCGGGCTTGGCTTCTAGCTGTTTCATCAAATCTTGAATACGACCATTTAACTCGCCGAATTTGCCCTCGATGTTCCTCATTCTCTTGCCTACAGCAGGGTCTTCTGCGGGCTCTTCTTCGACGACGCCGTTATTTTTATCTTCGAATTCATCGAAGAGAGCGTTCAGCTCCTCTTCTTCGGAAGATATTTCAGTTTCGGGCTCTGGTTCTGGTTCTGGCTCTGGCTCCCGAGTAATCAAAAGATTTTCTCGTCTTTCCCCGGGAGCTTCGTCGTCCTCGTAACCCGCCTCAAAAGCGGCCAGCTCGTCCGCATCTTCCGCAAGCTCGCCATCAACAATGATGTTGTCATCAGGAATGCCGTCTTCGATAATCTCAACAGAATCTGGTCTAGCCATGGTATTACCCCTCAATAATTAACTTTCGTTTTGTTCATTACGGTTCGACGCTCTTTCTCTGAGGCCTTCAAAAATTCTTTTATCTCTGCGATTCTACCTTTGCGAGCCATGGATTCAAGCTGAGTTTCCTTCAGCCCGTCGCCCTCTAGCCTAAGCGCATCAAGCCTTTCCTCAAAATAGGTCCTGACAACCTTGAAAATAGCTGAGTTCTCTTGATGGGCGCTCAACTGGATAATTTGCGGACCAAGCTCATCTTTCTTCATAGAGTATCTCCGCTCTGTACCAATCTACCCCGTTGGGATCCTTTGCTATCAACTGCTCGTCTCTCATGCGGCCAACCGTATCGGGCATCTTTAACTCGCCCGGAACGTCTTCTTGCATAACGGGATCCCAGTCCCCTGCCGGAGCTGCTGGGTCCGACGACTTGTAGAAAATCATCCTGCCTATTCGTAACGCGCCTTTTAAACTCATCCCTCGAATGCCTCTCCGTTATCTGCCCTTCCGAGCGGCTCTACTGCTGGAGCGGCCACCTGAGTAGCCCCTCCTTCTGCGCCAGCCAGCTGTTTCTGAGTCTTGAGCCGCATAACCTCTGTGGCCAGATCCGCTTGGATCTTCTTCATGACGTTCTCGCTGGCACCACTTATTTTCATTTGCTCGATCTGGGCATCAATATTTTTCATTGCCGCATCAAACTGGAAGGTCTTATCTTCACTCTGGGTCTTCTGCTGAAGCTCGGCCTGCTTGAGTTGGGCCGAAAGCTGGACCTTCATCTTCTCCACCTCAGCCTTCATCCCAGCCACTTCAACGGCAGGATCTGCAGGCTTCTGCTGCATTCCGGCGACTACTTCTTTCCATTCTTCGTCGTCATACTGGAATTTTGCAATATCGAGCCTCTGGGACGTGAGCTGTTGCTCCATCCACTTCTTCGGATCTAACCCAAAGATGGGGTTCATCACCAGCTCGCCCATTTGCTGGATGTATTGATTCTGAGCATCGCGCTCCAGAAGGGCCGAAGATCCCTTCGCGTTAATGTCGAAATCGCCATCTTTGACCGTATCGTCCTCCCCGTGCTGGAGAAGGTATCGGTAATAGCGTCTGATATGAGGCTCTGTGATGAGATCGTCAAACAGTCTGGCGATTCTCCTCATGACCGTGGAAGCGTTGTTATGCAAGAGCTGCATACCTCCAACGGTCTCAGGGGCCTTCCCCTGCTGACCCTGCATAATGAGAGGCATCCCGGTGACGTCTTCCGCCATCTTCAGCCCCATCTCGATGATAGCGGCCAGCTCCTGCTGTCTCATCGGTATTTCAATAAACCGGAAGGCATTGTCCAAATGGTTCAGATCAGCATCCTCTGCAGCCATCCACCCCTTTCTTGGGGCCAGCTCAAAGACGCCGTCTACAGGCTCTACCAGCCCCTCAAGATATATCCACATAGGACCGCCGGCCATGCCCGCATTGTCCATCATGTTTCTGGCGGCAGCATTAACCACTCGCTGGGCTTCTCTGATCTGCCGAGAAATACCAATACCCCAAGGAACGCCCTGTCTGCGCTGCCAAACCATCACATCATAAGGAAACTCTCCAGTATCCAAGTGGTTCTGGGCAATCTTGATGACGTTGTTATTAACCATGGTGATGCAAACATCGATCACCTCTATGTATTCCTCGCCAACTTCAAAACCAGCCGCTTCGAGGTCATCTTTTTCCAGCCTGCCGTAGAAGTACCAAACGTCAAAGAGCCCAGAGTGGTTCCCGTCATCAACCGACAGGCCATTAACAGCTCTGCCACCTTCTGAATTGAAATCTCGGGTGGCCATTTTTGGCCCTTCTTTCAAGGCCGCCTCTATGGCCTCATCGATGTACCCCTGCCCCCGTAATTCGGCCAGCCCTTTATAAGTTAAAGTGTCGGTCTCAAAAAGGAAGTTGCCGCGGTGAATGCTCTCTCCGCAATCAGGATCTGGGTAGAGGTTCCAAGGGTCGACCCGAACAGAAACGGGAATCATTTCCTCTTGGACTACCAGTTCGCCATCAATAAAGGCGACGTTTCGGTGCTTTTTGGGGATTGGGCCTTTCAGGACCCCGGACCCAACCTTGGCGGCGTCGGCGGTCACAAGCCTCATTTCGGCTTGGAAATTGGATTCGACGTGCCAGTCTTCGATCTGCTTTTCGGCTCTTCCGGCTTTCTCGTTGGCTATCCTCTGATCTTCTTTGACCCCGGCAACAAGATCGTCTCGAGTCTTTTTGGCCCCAACGGCGCCGGCCTCAAGCTCCATCTGCCCAGCATCAACTTGCTTCTGGAAGCCGTCGTTTATTTGCGAGGTTATTTTTTCCGGAATCTTGCCTTCGGCAATTTTGGCTAATTCAGGGATTGGTGTGGGCTTTATAGACCAGCCCTTTTCGTTGCTGGGTAACAGCATGTCCCCAACCCGGGCATCGCCGGCGTCGACATACGGTCTTGTGATATTGAAAAAGATGGTCGATCCGGCAGGCTTTCCTTCCGTTGTGCCAACCTCTCCCTGCCCCCAAGGCTTGCTTCGGTAGGTGGACATTTCGCCCCGGTTAGTATTATCGATCCCCTCGTAATGCTCCTCGTCCTCCAACCACTCCTGCTCAATGCCGGATTGTCCGCGACCAGCAATGGCCCTCGACCTTTTTTCCGAGATCATCAAGGCAATCTGCCTCAAATAATCCTCTTCACTAAGCTCCGGCTCCTGTTCCGTGAGATCCTCTTCGTCTATTTCTTTCATCTCACTCATGCATCTCCCAGAATCGTTTTATCGTCCAGTGGATAGAAGTCTCTCGATATATATTTTCCGTTAGGCAATTCTACGACGAGGCCGCTCGGTACGCCAGCATCTACGCCTCGCGATAGCTTTACTCGCTGTATGGCGGCGGCTTTAGTCAATTTATCATCATCCGAAAATGGCAGTCTGGCAATCTGAAGCTGATCCATAGGCTCGGTCAGCAATCGACAAAACGCCATTGTGCGGCCGCTTGGGGTGCGCTCTGACCGCTTCGATTGTCGTCGGTCTGTTCTGATATACCGCTTCAGCTCATCTTCTTTCTTGGCCCGTAAGACCGTTCCGTAGAATCCCATGAGCATAACGATAATAAACACCGCTCCGGCACCACTGTAAAAAATCAAAGGCAGGCCCATGTATTGCCCGCCAAACGATAGCAATGAACCAACGCCGCCAATGGTCATTAGCTTCTCGGAAGGCATTGCCCCGAAAAACCCCTTTGCTACCGCGCTCCCCGCGTCATTTGCACCCATAGTTTAACTCCTTGTCTTTTAATGCTGGCAGCCATAAACATGGTGTGGGGGATATCCCCTACTGGTCTCTCTAGGCGCCAAATCAAAAACAACCTGACGACCGCGAGGCCCTATCCAGCATACATGCCAGTGATCAGTTCCATTGCTCACCCTCATATAACCGTTCTGATCTCGAAAAAAATAATACCCGTGTGCGCTACCGCTTATTGGCAGAAGCAACATGATCACGAATAAGGCTAATCTCACAGCCCTATACCGTTCTCTTCCATCGCCTCGCGATCGTCGTCAAGGCGAATCTGCTTGGCTACCAATCGCTGTTTTTCCCGCGCCTGCTTTGGGGTCAGGGTGGGAAGGGTATCCAGCTGGGTAAGCCTAATACTGGTGATGACTTGCGCCATCTCGTTACGAGAAAACCGCGCCTCATCCTTGGTCATAAAGTTTTCGTCAAGATAGAAAAAGCTGGCTATCCCCCCCACCAACACCGCGATCAGCGTCGATGGGTCGAGCCTCTGCACCAAAAAATCTAACATTTGATTCACCTTTTAGCCCTCCCTATGTACTCCTCGTATCCAATCACGATCTCGCCAGTGGCCGCATTATCCGGATCCACCACAATGTTCGTCTTGAATTCGAAACCTTCCCTGTAATCTTCAATCGTGCCCGCAGTCAAAGACGCTGGCAACCGTATGACCGGGTCGGCGGCATCGCAAATATTGCAAACATGGGCCGACAATACAGTATTCACCCGTATCATCTTCACCACCCCCGGCACAGCAACAGCCGTGCTGATATCGGTGGAGAGATCTATAACCGCATATTTCACCGGTTAATCTCTGTCGCGCCGTATTCTCACGCTGCAGTGAAAGGTTTCTCCGCTCTCAGGGACGTAGGCGTTCTTGAGGACTGGGAACCCGTATAGCGTCTGCCCGGTAAAAGGCAGCGCAATATTTTGGACAATGTTGATTTGGTCTGTTGCGGTGGTCACCCAGCCGCCCGTGGGGAAGTTGATCACCCCGACACAAGTCAGCAGCTCCGCGTTCGTGAGCGTATTGGCCGCGTTGTCAGCATCGACACCTACGGCTTGATTAAAGAGCAACACGTCGATGTCTGGGCCCACAGCGACTGTGCCGCTAATGACCATCTGCGCTGAGAGAATTTCGCCGGTCCTGCCCCTGTCCCCCACCACTTCTAAAAACGTGTAGTGCAGATCTCCAGTGGCGTCCGCCAGAGCATCCCCAATAGAATACGGGGTCGTGTTTGCGGGCCGAGTAATAAGATTGGCCGCTATCGTCTCGCTAACAATGGAGGTGATGGCTAATATTGATTCTGGCATGTGTTCCTCGCTTTAGTTTAATACCCAGCCGCTCTGTCGGTATATTGCCGAGAGACCATTCTTGTTCTGGGTGCTTTTTTGACCGGCCCCTTTAGGGCCATCTCTTCATCACAGATTCTACTCATCA